CAGATTATTTCTGCATTGGTAGAACTACATTTCATCGTATTATGGAACGACAAGAAGAGGTTTCGGTACGCTATAAAAAAGGGCGAACAAATGCGATCGGTACGGTTGCAAAATCTCTCATTCAACAAGCTCGTGAAGGCAATATTACTGCTCAGATTTTTTACTTAAAAACGCAAGGCGGTTGGAAAGAAGGTAATCAACTTGAAATTGAAGTAAAAAAAGAACAAAAACTACCATCACTATCGGAGTTATTTGGCGATGCGACAGAAACTAAATCCGATACTACAACCGCTAATTAGCCCATTTCGCTATAAGGTGCTTTATGGTGGGCGTGGGAGTGGTAAATCTTGGGGAGTAGCTCAGCTTTTAGTTGAAATTGCAATGCGTTCTAAAGTACGTGTTTTCTGTGGGCGTGAGTTGCAAAATTCGATGAGTGATTCGGTAATTAAGTTGATTGCGGACACGATCGAAGATTTAGGTTATTTGGCTGATTTTGAAGTACAACGCAATGCGATTTATTGCTTGAAAACGGGTGCTGAATTTATGTTTTATGGCATCAAAAATAATCCGAACAAAATTAAATCACTTGAGGGGATTGATTTAGTTTGGATTGAAGAAGCCGAAAACGTCTCTGATGAAAGTTGGAATATCTTGATCCCAACTATTCGTAAAGAGGGTTCTGAAATTTGGATTACGTTTAACCCGAAAAACTTGCTTGATCCAACTTACCAACGGTTTGTGATTAACCCTCCTCATAATGCCTTTATCCAGAAAGTCAATTTTACTGAAAACCCCTACTTTCCCGAAACGCTGCGGCTTGAGATGGAAAGGTGCAAAGAGCGAGATTTTGAGCTTTACCGTCATATTTGGCTTGGTGAGCCAGTGGCAGATTCAGACTTAGCAATCATTAAGCCTGTTTGGATTGAATCTGCGGTGGATGCTCACAAGCGGTTGAATTTCGCTGCAAGCGGTCGAAAAATTGTGGGCTTTGACGTTGCCGATGATGGGGCTGATGCGAATGCTATTTGTTTTGCACACGGTTCTGTAGTGCTAGGTTTAGAGGAGTGGCGGGGCGAAGATGTGATTAAATCCGCATTACGCACCCATTCAAAAGCAGTGGAATGGCAAGCAGATGAAATTGTTTTCGACTCTATCGGTGTGGGTGCGGGTGTGAAAGCAAAATACCGAGAAATTGAGACGAATCAGATCAACTGTATCGGCTTTAATGCAGGTGCTGCAGTGTTTAATCCTGATTCCTTTTACACACAAGGCAAGAAAAACGGCGATATGTTCGCCAATATTAAAGCTCAAGCGTGGTGGCAATTACGCGACCGTTTTTATAAGACCTATCGTGCGATCAAATATGGCGATGTTTATCCTGTTGATGAAATGATTTCACTCAGTAGCGATATACCTGATTTGGACTATTTAAAAGCAGAACTCTCTCGCCCTCGCGTAGATTACGATAATAACGGCAAAGTACGGGTAGAAAGTAAGAAAGATATGCGTAAGCGTGGCATTCCGTCACCAAATAAAGCGGATGCACTCGTGATGTGCTTTGCCCCAATTAGACGCGATGTGCTCAAACAAACCGCTCTCAAACTCTATTAAGGATTCACTATGTCAGTTCATCTTCCCACCGCTGAAATGGTGGAATTAACCAAGAAAACCAAAATCATTGATGATTTGCTCGGTGGCACGGCAACAATGCGAAAAGCCGCACAAACCTACCTTTTCCAAATGGAAATGGAAGAGCCCGATAGTTACCGCAAACGCCTTGAGCGTTCAACCCTTTATCCTGCCTTGTCGGAAACCCTTTCGCAAATGACAGGGCGTGTATTCTTCAATCCGATTGATGTTGCCGATGTAACAGAAACAGTGCAAGCCCTTTTTGATGATGTGGATTTAGTAGGCAATAACCTTGATGTGTTTGCTTCCCGCTGGTTTTATTCCGCCTTGGCGTATGGTTGCTCTTTTGCTTTGATTGATTTCACGCGTGTTGACGCGGTGAAAAGCCGTGCGGAAGAAAAAGCCTTAAATGCCCGTCCTTATTGGGTGCATATTAAACCGCATCAAGTACTGGGCATTAAAACCGCACGAGTCAATGGTAAACAAGCAATTACTCAATTTCGCTATGTTGTCCATGAACAGGTTGAGGATGGCGAATTTGGCGTGAAAACCGTGAAGCACGTTTATGTGTATGAAATCGGCAAAATGCGGAAATTTAGCGAGGCGGAAGGTGAATTTCGTTTTGAATCGGAATTGCAACTGACGGAACAAAATCGACCGCTTGATTTTGTGCCTGTTGTGCCGTTTATCACCAAGCGTAACGAACTCACCAATGCCATTGAGCCGCCTTTAATGGAATTGGCATATTTGAATATCAAGCATTGGTCTAGCCAATCCGATCAGGACAACATCACCAATACCGCCCGCGTGCCATTGTTAGCCGTTTTTTCTAATGAAGAGGTGAATAAACTTGTGATTGGTGGCAGTGCAGTTCATCTTCCAACGGGTAGCTCAATGCAATTTGTCGAACACTCTGGACAAGCGATTGAAGCAGGAATGGCAAGCTTGAAAGACTTAGAAGAGCAAATGAAAACCGCAGGGGCGAAGTTGCTCACTAAAACCGCCTTAGCAATGACTGACAGCCAAGCTCGTGATGAAGCGGGTAAGGAAATTTCCCAATTGCGATTGCTTGCTAATCGTTTTGAAGATGCGATTGATTTAGCCTTGGAATATACAGGGCATTGGCTTGGCATTGCCAAAGAGCAAGTGGGTAACGTGCAGATTTCAGGCAACATTGAAAACGACCTTGACCCTGCTGCTTCAATGGCAAGCGTGATTCAGTTGCGTAATGCGGGCGTGATTTCGAATCAATCCACCTTTGACGAAGCCAAACGTCGTGGCTTATTAGCAGACGGCTTAGAATGGGAGACAGAGCAAGAACGCCTGCAATCGGAGGGAATGCATTTTGACCTCGAAGAAACATCAGAAAAAAACGCTTAGACAACGCATTGCCCACGCTTTAACTGACCGTAAAATTCTGCATTTTCGCTATGATGCCCATTTACGCCAGCAGGTGTACAAGCGGTTAAATGCACTGCAAAAATTGCTGATTAACCGCATCAGTGCTATCGGTGTCGAAGCCTTGCCCGCTAAAAAACTGGATAAACTGTTCACCGAACTGCAAACAGAGATTGCAAAAACTTACCAAGAAACGACCGCTTACACGCAAGACGAGTTAAGCGGTTTTTTATCGCTTGAAGCAGCCAAAATCAGCCAGCTTTATAACGATGAAATCGGCTTTGATTTGTTTAATGATGTACCAAAAGAACGGATTAAAGCGATTAAAAACGTTGCCGTGATTGAAGGGCAACCGTTAGAAGCATGGTGGAATAAACAGCATGCCGATTTAGCCTTTAAATTTGAGGGCATTATCCGCTCTGGTGTAGCAGAAGGCAAACAAAACGGACAACTTGCTACCGAAGTGCGTGAGTTAATGAGCGTTAGCCGTCGCACAGCAGATACTTTAGTGATTACTGCTGTGGCAAAAGTGGCTGATACAGCTCACGAAGCTTTGCGTGATGCCAATCTTGATATTCTGCAAGGCGAAGAGCATCTTTCTACCTTGGATATGCGAACTTCTACCGTTTGCCAAGTGCGTGATGGCAAGCGATGGGACTTAGACAAAAAGCCAATCGGGCATAACATTCCCTACAAACGCCCACCGTTGCACCCACGTTGTCGTAGCATTCTTCAGCTTGTGACGAAAAGCTGGGAAGAATTAGGCGTGCAAGGAATGCAAGAAATGCCCACCAGCACCCGTGCCTCAATGGACGGTCCAGTTGATGAGCGGGTTAACTATGAGAGTTGGCTCAACAGTAAAACAGCTGAAGAGAAAGAGCAGATTCTGGGTAAAGGTAAAGCCGATTTATGGCAACGTGGTGTAATTACTTTCTCGGATATGTTAGACCAATCTGGCAGGGCGTTGACGTTGCGGGAATTGCAAAAATCCTATACGCAATCTTGGATAGCGGAAGATATTTATCAACGTATTTCAGAAGAAGTAAAAAATAGCCCTAAAATTCAGGCATTTAAAGCCGCTTATAACATTACTCATCACGAGCTTGTTGCAATGAAAGCCTACACGAGCGAGCTTTATTGGGATTTAAATCAAAATATGCGTAATGATAATCTTACACTGACCGATAAGCGGTTTATTGCTGTGGTAAATCAAGGATTGGACAAAGTGCCTGCTTATAACGGTATGACTTATCGCGATACGAATTTGCCTGATGATGTGTTAGCAAAATATCAGATAGGTAAAATAGTCACAGAAAAAGCTTTTACGAGTTCAAGCATTGATAATAGTTTATCAACTTTTAAAGGTAATGTTCGATTTATTATTCAAAGTAAGAATGGTAAAATAATCGAAGATATTAGTGATTATCCTGATGAACGAGAAGTTTTATTTAAAAATAAAACTCAATTCAAGGTTCTTAAACGAGCTATCAATGAGAATGTTACGGAAATTACACTGGAGGAAAAATGACATCAGTTCTTGATTTACCTTTAGAAGAGCAAAAAAAATTAGCCGAAGAAGATGGAATGCCTTTTGAGGAATGGGTGCTGCATACAAAAAAAGTACTTAAAGAATGTGATGAGTTTCAAGAAGAACTCAAAAATCACAAACCAACGGAAGAAGAAAAAGCTGAAAAAATAAAAGCACTTCGAAAAAATCCGAACGCTATCCATTTTTATCGCAGAGTAACTGATAATTACAATTTAACGGTGGAAGAAGCGATTGAAGCTATTAAGCGTAGTTAGGCAATCAAATGAAACGCAACTGGGATTTAATCCGTCGCATTCTGCTTAAACTGGAAGAAAAGGCTGTTCCTGAAGATTTTTTGATGTCCGATCAGATTCAAGGCTTTGATCGTGTAACTGTCGCTTATCATTTTAAGTTACTGCATCAAGCAGGCTTAATCGAAGGAATGGATAGCTCTTCGATTGGGCAGTTTGATTTTTATGTCACGGGGCTGACCTGGCAAGGGCACGAATTTCTCGATAAAATCCGTAACGATACTTTATGGCAAAAAGTGAAAGCAACCGTGCAAAGTAAAAGCCTTGATTTGTCATTTGACGTTATCAAAACAGTCGCAACGAATTTAATTAGCTTGGCATTGTAAACAAACTGAAAAATTTAACCGCTTACAGCAATGTAGGCGGTTTTTTTACGCCTTGGAAAAGGCAACTCTCACTAAACTGGAAGGAAATCCATGATGACAATGAAACTTAAACTTGATGAAAACAACAATGTGGTGGTGAAAGACGGAATGCCTGTGTATGTTCACGAAGACGGAAAGGAAATTCCCTTTGATGCGAACAAGGCGACCGTCAAAATCACAGAATTAAACGGTGAAGCCAAACAACATCGCGAGGCAAAAGAGGCGGTGGAAGCCAAATTGAAAGCCTTTGAGGGGATTGAAGATCCGAAAGCCGCTATCAAAGCCTTGGAAACGGTGAAAAATCTCGATGATAAGAAGCTGATTGATGCGGGCGAAGTGGAGAAGGTCAAAGCAGAAATGCGTAAAACCTTTGATGAACAACTGGCGGAATCCAAATCTCACGCTGAAAAACTGCAATCACAATTGCATGCAGAACTGATTGGTGGTTCGTTTGCTCGCTCTAAATATGCGGCAGAACATTTAAATTTACCTTCTGATGTGGTGCAAGCCTTCTTCGGTAAGCATTTCAGTATTTCAGATGAAGGTAAAGTGGTGGCGAAGTTCGCCGATGGCAATGAAATTTACAGCCGTTCACGCCCAGGTGAAAAAGCCGATTTTGAGGAAGCATTAGAGGCGTTAGTCGGGGCGTATCCAAATAAAGATGCGATTTTAAAACCATCAGGTACATCAGGTTCAGGTGCAGGCACGGGAACAGGCGGTGGTAATGCCCCGAAATCGTTAGCCGAATGCAAAACTGACGCAGAAAAAATTGCGTATATGCAACAACATTCATAATCGGGTGCAAGAGATTGCACCTTTTTTATTTACGGTGCAATCGCACCATAACATAGGAGCTTATTATGGCTTTTGACTTACAAGTCTTCAACAAACAAACGCATTTAGCGTTAACTGAAACGGTCGATCAAGATATTGAAAAATTCAATCAAGCCTCAGGTGGTGTGATTACCTTGCAAAACGCCCCAACACAAGGTGATTTTGACATTCGTGCGAGCTTTAAAGCGATTCAAGGCTTAGTGCGTCGTCGTAATGCGTATGGTAGTGGTACGGTGCAAGCGAAACGCCTAGAGCAATTACTCAATGTCGCAGTAAAAGTGGCTGCAGGTACGCACCCGATTGAGTACGAACCGCAACAATATCGTTGGGTATTACAAAACCCTGAGCTTGCGGCGGTAGAAATCGGTCAGCAATTAGCAAAAGCCCGTTTAGCGGATATGTTAAACACCGCAATTTTAGGGGCGGGTGCTGCAATTGGCGGGCAAACAAAAACCGGGTTTGATGACAAAAAAAAAGCCCCC